GGGAGAATACACAGGGTCGCGCAAGGCCCCCCACCGAAAGGGCAAAAATCGGGCAGAAGAAAAAATATCAACAAAGACCCCGCGCACACGAGGAAAAGCCGCGAAAGGAGGGCGAAAATGGGGCGAAATGCAAAGCCAAAGACCAAAGCTGACCGGATAAAAGCCGAGAAAAAACGACTTGAATCCATCTACCAGGACATAGACCCCGTTCGCCAGAAACTCGCCGCTCCGCTCATCGAACGCGCCGCTTTCATGCGCATCGAGTGCGAGGATCTCGAAGCCGACATCAAGGAGAACGGCTGGACTGAGATGTTTACCCAGTCTGCAAACGTTGAGCCTTATGCCCGTGCCCGTCCGCAGGGGCAGAGTTACCAGAGCCTGAACGGGAACTACCAGAAGATCATCCGGCAGCTCGACTCCATGCTCCCCGCCGTTGCCGGCAACAGCGAGGACGACGGCTTCGGCAGTTTCGTCACGGGGCGTGATGACCCGTGACAAAGCGCAGGTCGTATCCCCTCACTTTTGCCCCGATACGCGAGTACTGGACGAAAATCGAGAGCGGACAGGAAATCGTCTCGCAGAAGATCTACCGGACGTACCGGCACATAGTCCGCCGCATGGACGGAGAAGGCTCGGAGTACTTCTACGACCCAAGGCGCGCTAACCACGTGATCGAGTTCGTCGAAAACTACTGCCGGCACTCCAAGGGCAAGCTCGGCGGTCAGCTCATTCAGCTTGAGCTTTGGGAAAAAGCGATGCTCGCGACGGTGTTCGGCTTCGTCGACATCGAGGGCAACCGGCAGTATCACGAGGCGATCCTGATTGTCGGCAAGAAGAACGGCAAGAGCCTACTCGCCTCGGCGATAGGCCTGTACATGCAGCTTGCCGATTCTGAGCCCGGTCCGGAGGTCTATGCAGTCGCTACCAAGCGCGACCAGGCTAAAATCATCTGGTCCGAGGCGAAGCGCATGGTGCAGAAGTCCCCGACGCTGCTCAAGCGTGTGCGGCCATTGGTCGGCGAGATCGCCAGCGACTACAACGACGGCGTATTCAAGCCGCTGTCCTCCGACAGCGACACGCTCGACGGCCTCAATGTTCACTGCGCGCTCCTCGACGAGATTCACCAGTGGAAGAACGGGAGGCAGCTGTACGACATTATTGCCGACGGTATGTCCGCCCGCGAGCAGCCGCTGCTGTTTATCACCTCAACCGCTGGCAAGATCCGTGAGGATCTGTACGACGAGAAGTACGAGGAAATTGAGCGGGTCATTAACGGCTATGACGATCCTGACGGCTATCACGACGACCGCCTCATCGCGTTCGTCTACGAGCTCGACGCCCGTGCGGAGTGGACAGACCCCGCCTGCTGGAAAAAGGCCAATCCCGGCCTCGGCACCATCAAGAGCTACAGAACGCTCGCAGAGAAGGTCGAGAAGGCCAAGGCAAACCCCGCGCTTGTCAAGAATCTGGTCTGTAAAGAGTTTAACATCCGTGAGACCAGCTCCGAGGCGTGGCTCACCTTTGAGGAGCTCGACTGCCGCGACACGTACAAGCTCAACCCCTCGGAGCGGATCTTCGTCTGGGTGCATGACGGCGTTGAAGAGGTGCTGCCGTATCCGACCTACGGCATCGGCGGCGTTGACCTGTCGAGCACGACCGACCTCACGGCCGCCCGTGTCATCTTCCAGGTTCCCGGGTGCGAGAAGATCTTCTCGATCTCCATGTACTGGCTGGCCGAGGATCTTCTCACCAAGCGCGTCAACGAGGACAAGATACCGTATGACAAGTGGCTCGATCGCGGGCTGGTTCAGCTCAGCCCCGGCAACCACGTTCATGCAAAGTACGTCAAGGAGTGGTTTGTCTACGTTCAGGAGGAGCTGGATATCTACATCCCCTACGTCGGTTACGACAGCTGGAGCGCGACCTACTTCGTTGAGGACATGGCTGACTACTTCGGCAAGATGTCAATGATCCCGGTCGTGCAGGGCAAGAAGACGCTCAGCGAGCCGATGAAGCGCCTCGGCAATGACCTCGGCAGCAAGCGCATCATCTATAACAATAATCCGATCGACAAGTGGTGCCTGGCGAACACGGCATACGACGAGGACGTTAACGGCAACATTCAGCCGCACAAGACCAGCAAGCCGACCCGCCGCATTGACGGCACGGCTGCGCTGCTGGACGCGTACACCGTGTTCCTGGACAAGCAGGACGAATACCGCGACCTGATCGCATAGGGAGTGATGCTTTGAGCATATTCGACAGATTTATAAACAAGACAATTTCCCGCGTCGACCTTGTGACTGAGCGCGGCAACGGCTTTTTTGCATGGAACGGCAAAGCTTACCAGAGCGACATTGTCCTCTCCGCCATCCGGCAGGACGTGAAAGCCGTCGGCAAGCTGACGCCGAAGCACGTCCGGGAAAGCTTCACCGCCGACGGCAAGCGCAAGATTGACATAAACCCGGAGCCTTATATCCGGTTTTTGCTTGAGGAACCGAACCCGTGGATGACGGGCTCGGTGTTCCGCGAGAAGCTGATGACTCAGCTCAAGCTCAACCAGAACGCTTTCGCGCTGATCCTGCGCGATGACAACGGGCTTCCGGTCAATATCTACCCGATATCGGCCTCCGGCTGTGAGGCGATCTATGACCGCAGCGGCGAGCTGTTCCTCAAGTTCTTTTTCAACAACGGCAAAATTTTTACTTTCAGGTACACGGACGTGATCCACCTGCGGGATAACTTCCACAAGGATGACATCTTCGGGACGCCGATATTTCCGGCGCTCGAACCGCTGATGCAGATCGTGTCCGTCACCGACCAGGGCATTGTCAAGGCCGTTAAAAACAGCTCGGTCATCCGCTGGCTGCTGAAGCTTAACAGCTCGATGCGGAAGAAGGACGTTGAAGAGGAGGCGAACAGATTCGCCAAGGCGTTCCTCGATGTCGAAAACGGCCGCGGAGTGGCCGCGGTCGACGCGAAGGCTGACGCCGTGCAGGTCAACCCGACCGACTATGTGCCGAACGCCGCACAGATGGACCGAACCACGAAGCGCATTTATTCGCTTTTCGGAACTAATCAGAAGGTCGTTGACACCTCACGCAGCGAGGCCGAGTGGGGCGCACACTTCGACAGCGAGGTCGAGTGGGTGCAGAACCAGCTCAGCGAGGAGTTTACCCGGAAGCTGTTTTCCCGCAAGGCGCGAGCCTTCGGGAATAAGATCGTATTCGAGGCAAGCGCATGGGACTGCGCCAGCATGCAAACCAAGCTCAACCTCGTTTCACTCGTCGACCGCGGCGCTCTGACGCCGAACGAGTGGCGCGCTGCGTTCAACCTCGCACCGGTCGACGGCGGCGATGAGCCGATACGGCGTCTTGACACCGCGCCGACAAAGCAAATAGGAGAGGAGGCATCATCCGGTGAGAATTGATGTAAAGGGCACCATCGTCAGCAGCGATGAGGCCTGGATCTACGATTGGTTTGGGATTGAGAACACAAGCCCGAAGCCAATCAGGGACGCTCTGGCGAGGGCCAGAGGTGAGCCCGTTGACGTCTACATAAACTCCGGCGGCGGCGATATCTTCGCCGGGTCGGAAATATACTCTGAGCTCAGAGCCTATAAAGGGCCGGTCGCATTGCATGTGACCGGCCTTGCTGCATCTGCGGCCTCAGTGATCGCCTGTGCAGGCCCGTCGGACATCTCGCCGACGGGGATGGTCATGGTACATAACGTGTCCGGCAGCGCTGCCGGGGACTACCACACTATGGACAAGCACAGCGACGTCCTCCGCAAGGCAAACGAGACGATTGCCGCCGCCTATGTGGAGAAAACCGGCATGACGCTTGATGCGGCACTGAAACTCATGGACGAGGAGACGTGGCTCTCCGCGGCCGACGCTGTGGAGAAAGGTCTGATCGACAAGGTCAGCGAGCCCGCCGTCCGCATCACAGCCGCCTGCTGCACGGTGCTGCCGGCGGAAGTTATCACCAAGATGCGCAATTCGATCAAACCGCCCGAGGGCGAGCCCGCGGACGATCTGATAAAAGCCAAGGCCAAACTCAAATTTTATGAACTGAAAGGAAGATCTCTCACATGAAGAAAGAAACCTATCTCCAGAAGCGCGGCGAGCTCATGAATCAGGCCCAGCAGCTTCTGGACGCCGGTGATACCGAGAAGTTCGAGGATGTCACCAAGCAGATTGAAAAACTCGACAACGAGTACGAAGAGTCCAGCAAGCGCCAGGCGAACCTTAACGCGCTCAAGGATCGCGTCACCGGCCCCGACTTTGCCGCCGCTGCCGTAAACCCGCAGTTCGGCAACGTGGTCGGCCGCTACGAGCAGGGCGCGCCCGACGATATGTACGACTCCGCCGAGTATAAGGCGGCGTTCCAGGCATACGTCTGCCGCGGCGTTCCCATCCCGGCGAAGTTCTCCAATGTCGACCAGAACACCAAGACCAGCGATGCGTCCGTAGTCATTCCGACCACGACCGTCCAGAAGATCTATGAGGCGATGGAGCGCGTCGGTAATATTCTGCCGCTCGTCACCCGCACGAACTTCGCCGGCGGCATGTCCGTGCCTATCTCCAGCGTCAAGCCGACCGCGACGTGGGTCGCCGAAGGTGCAGGCTCCGACACCCAGAAGAAGACCGTCTCTTACATCTCTTTCGCTTACCACAAGCTGCGCTGCGCAGTCCGTGTCAGCTATGAAATGGACAATATGGCTTACGGCTTCTTCGAGGCACAGCTGGCGCAGAACGTTGCCGAGGCGATCGTCAAGGCCGAGGAAACCGCCATCTTTAAGGGCACCGGCAGCGGCCAGCCCAAGGGCTTCCTGACCGAGACCGCCACTGGCAACATCAACATTGCCAACACCAAACACATCTCTTACGCCGACCTTTGCAAGGCCGAAGGCCTTGAGGAAGACGACGAGGCCATCTGGGTTATGACCAAGGCGACCTTTATGAACGAGATTCAGGGCATGGTCGATACCGACGGTCAGCCCGTCGCCCGCGTCAACTACGGCCTCAACGGCAAGCCCGAATATTACATCTTCGGCCGCCGCGTCGAGATTGTCAACAAGGCTTACATGGATGACGCGAACCCCAACCCGACCGCCGACACCATCTGCGCCGCGCTTTACAACTTCCGCAACTACATTTTCAACAGCGGCGTCGCACTTCGCTTCCGCCGCTACACCGACAACAAGACCGACGACGAGGTCACCGTTGCGATCGAGGTCTGCGACGGTAGGAGCGTCCAGAATCAGAGCCTTATCACGCTGACCAACAAGAAGGCAGCGGGCGGCTAATGTGCCCGAATCGGGCACAAGTGCGCGGGAGGTGCTTAAATGGCGATTCTCGATGATGTAAAGCTCTCCCTCGGCGGGATCTCCCACACAAGGCTCGACAGCGAGATCGAGGCGGCGATAAACGCGGCCTGCCTCGATCTCCACATCGGCGGAGCGGAGAGCGTGGACAATGCCTGCAACGCCGACCCCCTCGTCGTTCAGGCTATTAAGAACTACTGCCGTTACTGGTTCAACTATCAGGGCAACGGCGAGTTCTGGTTCAGCTCGTACAAGGCGCTGCGTGATTCGATGGCGCTGTGCGGGCTCTACAACAAGGGTGACGACGATGAAGAGTAACCGGACACCGTTCACAGATCTGTGCAAGCTCATTGCAGTTAAAAAGACCTACGACGACGCGAACCACTACGAGACAGAGGACGTGTCGACCGAGGTGCTCTGCTCCGTCTCCCAGGGCGTCGGCCGCACAGAGTTTTACGAGGCTCTCAAAGCCGGCGTCAGGCTGTCCGTGGTAGTAGAGATCAACGAGTTTGACTACGATGGCCAGACCGTGCTTGAGCACGACGGGCACCGGTACAGCATCGAGCGCACGTATCCGACCGGGTACGGCACACTTGAGCTGAGCTGCGCGGAGGTGACGCGATGACGATAGACGAACGCATCACCGCGGCCGTGACTCCGGTCGTACCGGAGGTCGCGCCGCAGATCTATGATGGCAGCGCCCTCACCTACTGCACCTACAACTATGACGAAATGCCCCAGCTGCACTCTTCCGGAAAGCCTCGGCGCATCACCTATCTGTGCCAGCTGCACCTCATGCTCCCGCTGGGCGCTGCTTCCGTGACGCTCCGCCGTGAGCTCTGCCGGGCTCTGTGGCACGCGGGCTTCACTTGGCCGCAGACCACAGACGCCTACGACGGCGACGGGCAGCACTGGGTGTTTGAGTTCGAGGGCAAGGAGGCGCTGGGGGATGGCTAAGTTCTCCTCCGACGTCGGCCAGCTCATGCTGGACATGCAGCAGATCGCAGAGATCCCGGAGGACGTGATCGACGAGATGCTTCAGGCCGGCAGCAAGGTCGGCGTTGAAGCGATGCGCCGGTCGCTGCGCCGGATGGGGCTTGTCAAGACCGGGCAACTGATGAACAGCATCGTTGCAGTGCGAAAGACCGGGAAGGACGGGCGCATCTACTATCTGGCCTACCCTAAGGGGAGGCGCAAGGCCGAGCCGCATGTGCTCTCGGTCTCCAATGTTAACCGGGTAAATCCGCTGCACACCTACGCCAAGCCGCCGACCAACAACGACGTCGGCTTTGTGTTCGAGTTCGGAGCCCCGAAGCGCGGCATACAGCCGCGGCAGTGGATGCGCACGGCTAACGAAGAAAGCGCGGACGACGTAGTCGCCGCGGAGTTCAAAGTTTATGATGATTGGCTCAAATCCAAGGGATTTTAGAAAGGACTGACACATGGCTAACGAAAAACATTATGTACCGTATGGCCTGAGGGACATCTGGTTCGGCGAATACTCGTACTCTGACGGTACGATATCCTACGCCAACCAGCAGGTCCTCGGCCGCGGCATCACGGCGACGTTCGACCTCAAGTTTGCCGAAGGCCGTCTCTACTCCTCCGGCGCGCTGAGTCGGTACAAGAAAAAGCTCACCGGCGGCTCGATCTCGCTCAACGTCGAGGATCTCCCGCAGAGCATACAGAAATCCATTTTCGCCGCGACCGAGTACAGCCGCAATGTCGGCAGCGCTGCCGTCAAGAGCATCGGCTACAACCGCAACAGCGGCGGCCGCTACGTGGGCATCGCAACCTACGTCCCGGCAGACGAGGCATCCGGTGACGGCTACATCGGCGTGTTTGTACATAAGGCAATGTTCGGCCCGCCGAGCATGTCTTACCAGACCGAGAACGATTCCATCCAGTGGACGACCCCGACCACGACGGGCGAGTTCGTCGACCCCGACGGCACTCAGAGCGACGGTTCCCCGTGGTCTCAGATAGAAATCGCGGAGTTTGCCACCGAGGCCGCGGCGTTGGAATGGTGCAAGGCCTGTCTGGGGGTGACCAAATGAGCGACATCAGAAGCGTAATGATGCCCAAGACGATTGACGGCAAGGTCTACCCCCTGACTGTCAATTACAACGTCATCGCCGATATACAGGCGGAGCTCGGCGACCTCCGGGAGCTGCTCAAGCCCTCGAATTACCTCAAGGTCGCAGCCGTCGCGCTGGCGGCAATGCTCAACGAAGCCGCTTATCAGATGAAGCGTCCCGAACGCTTCGACTCCCGCAGCGTCGCGCAGTATTTCCCGCCGATCACGGACATGGCAGCAGCGACCACCGAGGCCGTCGAGATCGTCAAGTTCGTGCTGGATGCGATGATCGACCCGGAAGAGGCCGGGGACGCGCCCGAAGGGAGCGCCGAAAAAAACTGAGCTCCGGCGCACTGCCGGAGCTGAAAATTGATTTTGCGCAGGCGCTCGCGGTCTGGCTGATGCGGTTCAACGGCACGGAGGAGAGCTTCTGGCACGGGCTATGCCCGCGCCGCCTGAATGCGCTGTGCAAGGTGCTGCCGCAGCAGCGCCCCCAGCCGCTCCAGAGCCGTGATAAACCGTCTGCGCGCGAGTTCTTCTTCGGAGGTGATTAAGTGGCGACACGCAAAGTAAATACCGAGTTCACGGTCACCGGTGAAGAAAAGCTCAGACGGGCAATAACCGAGATCAACAACGGCGCAAAGGTGCTCAAGTCCGAGATGAATAAGCTCACTGCTGAGTATGACGGCAACACCGACAGCGCCGAATTTTTAACCCAGAAATATGACATCCTCGAGCGTCAAATGCTGACGCAAAAGGACAAGGTCGAAGCTCTCAAGCAGGCCGTCGCCGACTCCGCCGAGGCTTACGGTGAGGCTGACTCCCGGACACAGAACTGGATAATTCAGCTCAACAACGCCGAGGCCGCGCTCGCTAATATATACGGCGAGATGGGACGAACGCAAACGGCCATTGAGAACATGGACGGCGCTTTGGACAACGTATCCGGTTCAACCGAGACCGCATCCGGAGGTATGGAGTCCCTCGGTGACGTGCTTGACACCGTCGCCGACAAACTCGGTATCAATCTGCCGGACGGAATCTCTAAGTTTACCGGAGGTCTCGGCAAAATCCCGGCTTCCACTGCCGCGGCGGTAGCCGGCATCGCTGCAGTTGTAGCGATTGTCATTAAGCTTGAAAAAAAGCTTATGGACGTCACCAAGGAGACCGCGGCAGCGGCTAAGGAGCTTGAGGCACTGTCCTTGCAGACCGGCGTCAGCACGACGGACTTGCAGGCTTTCCAGTATGCCGAGGATTTCATCGGCGTCAGTTCCGACCAGCTCGCCGATTCCCTTAAGGACTTAACCACAAAGATGTCCGACGCGGCGAACGGCAACGAGGAGACCGCCGCGAAGTTTGACCAGCTCGGCGTATCCATCTACGACGCACAGGGCAACCTCCGCAGTTCCTATGACGTATTTCTTGACGTGATAGACGGTCTTGGCGAGATGAGCAACCAAGCAGAGCGCGACGCGCTGGCCATGAGCCTTATCAACGAAAGTGCGCAGCAGCTCAACCCGCTTATCGAGCAGGGCTCCGGTTCTCTGAAAAAGTACGCAGCCGAGGCCGAAAATGTCGGCTACATCCTCAGCAATGAGCAGCTGAAGGCGCTGACCGCCGTCGACGAAGCACAGAACCGGCTGCTAAAGTCTCAGGAGGCCGTCAGCAAGCAGATCAGCGCAGAGTACGCGCCGTATATGTCCGATGCCCTCAATGAGACGCGCGAGCTCATAGAGAAGGTCGGCAAAGCTCTTATCGACTCCGGTGCGGTCGATGCTTTCGGTTCGATACTGGACAGCGCCGTCTCGCTGCTTGAGCCGCTGGGCGATCTTGTTTCCGACCTGCTGCCGCCGCTCGGAGTTCTTCTGCAAGGAGTCGCCGGGACTATCGCGTGGATCGCGGACACGATCAATCTGATCGTCGGCCTGCTGACGCTCAACGGTGACCGCATCAGCACCGCACTCGGGCTCAACCCGAACAAGGCGTCGAACATTCAGAAGGCGCTTTACGGCGCGGACTACAAAACCGAGAGCTACTACGACTCGACCGGTAACTACTACGACCCTACGACCGGCCAGTGGACAGGCAACTACTTCCACAACGCCGGGGGCAACGACAACTTCCCCGGAGGGCGCACGAGGGTCGGCGAGAACGGCCCGGAGACCGTTTACCTGCCGCAGGGCACAGTCATCGCCAACGCGCAGGAGACGCGCGCTGACGGCGGCTACGACGCGCCTGTAAACGTCTACATTGAGGCGCGGACGATTCAGGAGTTCAACGACATTATTGAGATAGTGCGCGACGCCCAGCGCGTCCGCCGGATGAAGGGAGCGCCGAGATGAGCACGACACTGACACTGACCGCGAACAAGTCGGCGGCGGTGGCTAAAGTCTGGGGAGATACCAATGTGCATACCGGTGACGTCTTTGACTTCCCGTGGTACTCGGATGACAGTACCTACCCGGACGCCGCCTATTATATCTATCTCGGCTTCAACGCCCCCTCGGAAGCTTACAAATACCGCCCCATTCTCTCGGCGATCTTCAAGTGCGGAGCCGGAAAGAGCCTTTCGTATTGTCAAACTTTCCTGAAAGGTTTACAGCAAAGCTTCAACGAAGACAGCGTCAATTATTCAAATCAACCTGCCATAGATTCAACACCTCAGGGCTCCTTCTATGTCGGTTCATACACAACCATCGAATGGAACCAGGCTAATTTGAAACCACATGGTGCCGCTCTTGCCGCAGAATATGGGCTCCGTTTGGATTGTTACGTATCCCAAATGAGCGGAGCTTCCTCAGCAATTGCTCGCTTTGCAAGCTCGAGACATGCCGAGAAAGCCCCCGTTATCATTGCAACCCTCGGCGACTCGGACGTCACCGCTGTAGTATCTCCGGTTTCCCCCGCCGCAGGCAGCTTTGTTAACAGAGCCGAAAAGGTCTCGTTTATGGCCAGCGTTAGGAATAGTGCCATATCGTTCGCGGCGCTTTCCGCCCAGAGTGCCACTCTTGAATATCGCACCGCAGGCGCGACCGCTGTCACCAGCAAAACTGCCGTTGTTTCTTCTTCCGGCATAAGTTATACCGCCCCGGCCAACCTGTTCGCGTCGGGCAACTATGAATATCGGTTCAAAATAGTCGACAATTTAGGCCGCGCTGCATATTCGGCGTGGTCGGCGTTTACCACGCACGACACCATTCCTGTTGCGACGCCGCTCAGCCCCGACAGCTCCCTCGAAGACGGCACACAGGCAATCACATTCCGCTGGACTCACAGCAACGAGAGCGGCAGCGCACAGACCAAGGCAGAGCTACAGAAGAGCACTGACGGCAGTGCATGGACAACGCTCGGCACTGTGACAGGCGCATCCAACGAGTACGCCGCCCCGGCCGGTACATTCAGCTCCGGGACATGGTACTGGAGAGTCCGTACCTATAACCTCGACGGCGCTGCCGGAGAGTGGAGCGCCGCGCTGTCGTTCGTAGTCGTCGCAGGCCCGACCAAGCCTGTAATCGTAGTCAAGGACGCCTCCCCGCGGCCTCTCATAAACTGGCAGACCAGCGAACAGAGCGCCTATCAGCTACAGCTTGACGACATCATCGACATCACCGAGTACGGCAGCGAGAAGACATGGCGCTGCCCGGTCTATCTCGACGACGGAGCGCATACCTTCCGCGTCCGCAGCCAGAACAGCTATGGACTGTGGAGCGAATGGGGCAGCGCGACCTTTACCGTCAGCCACACCGCGAGCGGAAGCGTCGTTCTCACGGTCGACGCGGATCATCGCGCGGAGCTGTCATGGAGCTACGCCGGGAGCTGGACTGTGTTTGTGATCTATCGCAATGGCGTCGCGATAGCTAAAACGACGGACTACAGCTATACGGACGATTACTCCGTCGGCACCGTGAGGTATCAGGTGCGCGCCTGCGCATCGGACGGGACTTATAACTACTCGCTCTCGAACGAGGCCACAGTATCCGTCATGCCCGAGACCGTCATGCTGTCGGCTTTAGGCTCCGGGAAATGGCTGTTTTTAAGGCTCTCCACGGCGCAGCACAGAACGAACACGATCAAGGCCTCGCGCGCGTTCAGCCTGACGCATCTATCCGGGCGGAAATTCCCGGAGGCAGAGCTGACAGAGTTCTGCGACCGGTCGATATCCGTCAGCTACGCGACGGACGACGAGGCCGAAAAGGCCGCCCTGGAGGCCCTGATGGGCTCCCCCGTCTGTCTCAAGACGCCGGGCGGCAAGATGGTCATAGGCATCCTCGACACGCTCAGCGAGACGGAGAGCATGTTCTACAGCTCCTACACCTTCGCCGTGAGCCAGATGCACTATCCGGAGGAGGTCGACCTCGATGCGTGAGACGCGATACAAGCTCAACGCGCTGCGGAATGGGGCGTTTCTTGCGGAGCTGCTCTTCTCTCCGGACGATGCGCCAAACATTAAGTTTGCCGCCGACGGCGAAATAAAGGGCAGCTTCTCCGGAGCTATTATCCCCGATGAGCGGTTCGATCTGCTCCGCGACGAGCTCCAGCCGATGATCTTCACTGACACCGGCTGGAAGAGCCTGGGCATCTTCCGCCCGACAACTCCGACGCTGCAAGGCAGCACGACCGGAGAGAGGCAGCAGATCACCGCCTATGACCGCGGCTGGATACTCAAGAATGACCGAATTGAAAGCCGCCTGTTCATCGCGGCCGGGACGAACTATATAACCGCAGCTGAGCAGCAGCTCGCGGCGGCAAACATAGCCCGGACGCGAATCATCCCCAACGCCTCCACGCTTCCGGCTGACCGTGAGTTTGAGCCCGGAACGACGAGGCTCGACATTATAAACACTCTGATGGGCGAGATCGTATACCGCGACGTCTGGTTTGACGGCGACGGGCTGGCGCATCTTGAGCCTTACGCTGCCCCTGCCGTTGAGAGGATCAAGCACCGGTACAGTTCACGCAACATTCTGCGAGAGCCTATGGCCCCGGATTACAGCGCCGGGACGGACATCTTTTCCGCGCCCAACGTGTTTATCTGCACCTGCGCGAACGCCGACCGGAGCGCGACTCTGACAGCGACCGCAGTCAACGACTCCCCGGTGTCTTCCAAAAGCACCATCCGGCGCGGGATGCGCATCTGCCAGCAGGTCAAGGTCAACGAGATCGCCGATCAGGCAGCGCTTGACGCTTACGCGAAGAGGCTCGTTACAGAGTCGCAGCTGAGCACACAGACGGTCGAGTTTTCCACACTGGCCGAGGCTGGACACGGCGTCGGGGACATTATCGCGATAGATCACCCGACCATTGGGGGAATTTATGAGGAGACCGGCTGGAGCCTCACGCTCCGCGCCGGTGAGCTCATGAAGCACACTGCGAAAAGGACGGTGCTGTAATGGATGAGTTCTTCAACCTGCCCGCCGCCGAGGCGGAGCGTCCGCAGTTCCTGATCGCCACTGTAGGCGCTGTCGCGACCGACGGCGTGACGCTGATCTTCGCGGGCGAATCCGCACCGTCGACAAAAAAGTACAAAGGCAACGCCGCTCTTACGCTGAAGGCCGGGGATCGTGTGAAGCTGTCTTACGACAGCGGCACGTACCTAATCGACTACGTGATCGGCGTGCCGAAGTCTGGATAAGGAGGTACACCATGCTGACTATCCTTCAGGGGGACGCGCTGAGCGTCCCGATATCCATCAAACTCAATAGCATAGAAGTAACCACCGCCGATATACAGGCGCTTAAAGTCACGATGGGCGGCATTGAGAAGCGCTATCCCGGCGAGATCACATACGACTCCGGCCGATTTCTCTTCCCACTGACGCAGGAGGAGACTCTGGCCATGACGCCCGGCGTCAATGAAGCGATAATCCGCCCGAAGTTTTCCGCGGAAAGCCTCCGCGGGGCGAGGATAAAAACCGCCTTCAGCGTGATCGCCTCCCCCGACAAGGAGGTGCTGTGATGGGCTGCTGCGGGCTGACCGTCGAGCTGATAGACGAGGCCCTGACCGTTGAGCTAGACCCCGCCATCGTCGGCAGCGGCGGGGGCATCTATGATTATTATGACGGCGCGTATGAAGTCGAGCCGCTCCGGACGGCACAGGTGCTGGAGACCGAGGGGCTCGTCATGCGCAAGGACGTGAACGTCCGGGGCGTCACCTTTCAGCAGACCACCAACGCCGCCGGAGGAAAGACCTGCAACATAGGAGGTGCAGATAACTAATGGGAAACAGTAAGATCATTTTCTACGGTGAGACCCTGATGGATCTCACCAGCGACACCGTCACCAAGGAAAAACTGCTCAAGGGCATCACCGCGCACGACAAGGCCGGTGACCCCGTCATCGGTACGTGTGAGTTTGACAGCGACACGAGCGACGCCACCGCGAACGTGGACGACCTCCTCGCCGGGGAGACCGCATATGCGCGCGGCGCGAAGCTTACCGGCACCATGCCGAACCGCGGCGCTGCGGCCGGGGAGATTGCCTCCAAGGACGGCGAGTACACCATTGAGCTCGGCTACCACGACGGCAGCGGCAAGGTCGGCATAGCCGCCGCGGAAAAGCAGAAGCTCGTCGCCGGAAATATCAAAAAAGATGTGACGATCCTCGGCGTCAAGGGTACCTATGGCGGCGAGAGCGTCAACGCACAGAGCAAGAACGCGACGCCGGCCAAAACGGCACAGACGATCCTCCCCGACGAGGGCTACGACTACCTCTCCGAGGTCGTTATTGCCGCCGTGCCGTACACCAGCGCTGCGAACGCTGCCGGAGGCATGACCGTCACGATTGGAGCCTGAGCATGGGCAACAGTAAGATCGTCTACTATGGCGAGACGCTGATCGACCTCACCGGCGACACCGTCGAGGCCGCGAAGCTCCTCAAGGGCGTCACCGCGCACGACAAGAAGGGCGAGAAGATCACCGGCATCCTCGCCGACGTTACGCAGGCTACGCCCGCGATAACGGTCGACGCTGCAGGGAAGATCACCGCCTCGGCCACGCAGGCCGCGGGCGTAGTCGCCGCCGGGACTAAGTCCGCAACGAAGCAGCTGACAGTCCAGGCGGCGAAGACTGTAATTCCCTCGGCATCCGCCCAGACCGCGGTCGCAAAGGGTGTATTCACGACCGGGATCGTCACCGTCGCTGCCGTCTATGCGATTATCGGCGTGACGTATCCTGCCGGCTCAACCTGCACCTGCACGAACGGCAGCAAGACGCTGACGGCAAAGGATACAACCGGTAAAGCACTATTCGTTATCCCCTCCGCCGGGACGTGGACGGTCACGGCGGTCAGCGGCAGCAAGAGTAAGAGCAAAGCGGTATCGATAACTGCTGAGGGACAGATTGAGACTGTGACGCTGACGTATGAGCTCTATATCTTTAAAAGTGGCTCGGGGCTGACGTCTGGGTATTCTGTTAATGGCACCGGCGGGAAGGTTTCAAACACAAGCATAAGTTGGTCTGGCGACTCAAGCAGCGGAGGCATATCAATGTACATTAAACCCGCTGTTGTGTTGAAGGACTACACGAAACTGTGTGTTGATTTTGAGTGTTCCTACAACTGGGGCGGTGATTACGGCATGGGGTTTGGCGTCGGCAGAGATGCCGCGTCTGGCAGCATGTTGACAAATACAAGCTGGACTGCAAAGGTTACCAGCACATCGCAGGGCAAAATTGCCCGAAATACAGTGCAGTGCGATATATCGGCGCTGACAGACTCGGAGTACATTAAAGTCGTAGGATCATATTCTGCCGGCAAAATCTATAACATCTGGCTTGAATGAGGGGGCGCATCATGACAATCTACATAGATAATGACTATAAATGTTACGTCTCCGCGGCAGAGGGACGCAAGGCAATTGAAACAGATGCCTTTAACGGCAAATGCGATGAGTGGATAGAGAGCTTCCGCTTTGTCCCGGCGGGCGAGACGTGGACGCGCGAGGACGGAGAAGAGTTCGCTGGCGCGGAGATGATGAGCCCGTGGAAAGACCTGAGTGAAGCATACGTGGCGCAGGCGGCGTATGCGACAGCGCAGAATGCGCAGTATGAAGCGGCACTGACCGAGATTGAAGCCGCACTGGAGGTAACATCATGACGATAGAAGAACGGAAGAACGCTATCCTTGCCAAAATCACCGAGATAAAGCAAGGTGGAACTGATGAGGAAAAGCGGGACATGAAAGCTGCATTGGATTTACTTGGTGTGGTCAACGAGGAGGAAGCAACATGAGTTATCTTAATGGAGCTAAAAAGCTTCGCGCGGCGATGGACACCGCGGGGAATGCCCTCTCGGACGCGCAGGCGCGCACCTGCAAGCTTATCTATCAGCAGTGGTCTAATCTCATAGGCACGACCGCAACGCCGGGACAGCGCTTCCTGCACGGCGATACGCTATACATAGTCCGCACCGACGCGTCGGAGCACACCTTCAGCGCCGAGTGGGTGCCGGGCGTACCGACCGCCGCACTCTACGAGGCTATCGACGATGAGCACGCCGGAACGCTCGACGATCCTATCCCGTTCATTCAGCCGATGCAGATTTATAAAGACAAGTATTACAGCCAGAACGGCAAGGTCTATCTCTGCACACGCGACAGCGGTAAGCCGCTCGCGTTCAACCTCGCCGATCTGGTAGGACTCTATGTAACGGAGGTAACTGAATGAGCATCATTGACAATGCCGTGACTCGCGCGCTTGAGATAGCGGCGGACGACAGCCACGGCTACGACCAGACAAGCCGCTGGGGGCCTGACTACGATTGCAGCAGCCTTGTGATATCGGTGTACAGAAAGGCCGGGGTTCCCCTCAGCTGCACATACACCGGCAACATGCGCGGGGACATGCTGCGCTGCGGCTTCGAGGACGTGACGGGCAGCGTCGACCTCGGCACCGGCGAAGGACTTGAGCGCGGCGACGTGCTCCTGAACCACGTTCACCACACCGCCCTATATATAGGCGGCGGTCAGATAGTGCAGGCGAGCATCAACGAGTATGGCACTACGGCCGGAGGGCAGACCGGCGACCAGACCGGGCGCGAGATATACACGCGAGGGTACTATAACTATCCGTGGGACTGCGTGCTCAGATACTCAGGGGGAGACAGCGCGGACGATCCGGAGAGTACGCCGGCCGCCGCGTACTGGCCGCCCCGGCTGCTCCAGTACACGCCGGGGCTCCGGCTCATGGTCGGCCCGGACGTGCGCGCGGTGCAGGCGCTGCTCCTCTGCCGCGGTTATAACCTGGACGTCGACGGCGAGTACGGTCCCGCGACTGCTGCGGCGGTCGGGCGCTTCCAGACGGTCTCCGGGCTTGACACGGACAGCGAGTGCGGCCCCCGGACATGGGCGGCGCTGCTGGCACTTCCGGGAGGTGATGCGGCATGAGATAGGATTACCGGGCAGTTCAACCACAAAACGGAGGACATCTACAATGTCAGAAGCAATAGTCTGCGCCATCATCGCCGGGATCGTTTCAGTCCTCGGCACCTGGCTCGCGAATCGCAGGAGTCAAGCCGTCTTTCAGGCGGTCATTGAAACAAAATTTGAAGAACTCAGCAAACGCGTTGAGAAGCACAATCAGGTCATCGACAGAACCTATGCGCTGGAGACTCAGGCTGCCCTCATGGACGAGCAGATCCGGGTCGCCAACCACCGCATAGCTGATCTGGAAGCATTTCACAAACTGTAAATGTGCCCGATTCGGGCACAAATCGAAAGGAGTCAGAACATGGAAATAGTAGGCATAGCGAGCGTGGCGGCGATCACCGTCATCGCATATCTTATCGGCGAGGTAGTCAAGGCAACCGGCCTTGATAACAAATGGATCCCCGTTATCTGCGGGGTCTGCGGCGGCGCGCTGGGCGTCGTAGGCATGATGATCATGCCGGATTTCCCGGCAACGGACTACATAACCGCCGTCGCCGTCGGCATCGTGTCCGGCCTCGCAGCTACCGGCGCTAATCAGATTGTTAAGCAGCTGGGCAAGTCCGAATAACTATTAACAGGGCCTGACGCAAGCCGCGTCAGGCCGCACAGGAGGAGCGTTGCCGAGCTCCGGGCTTGCCGGCCGGTATGATATGACGATATCGGCAGAGCTGCGCGAGCAGCTTTTAAGACCGCACAGCAAGCCCAGTCTGTCGTTTCCGCGGGAGCTCAGGGAGCAGCTGGAACGCGACTGCGGCTTCACCGATGATGAGATCACCGTCCTGCGTCTCTGCGGGCGCGGATGGTGCTATGCAAGGATCGCCGACGAGCAGCATTGCAGCGTCGAGGTCATCAAACGGCGGGTGCGGTCGATTAAGAATAAGATAGCGAACTTATAGCACAGAACGCAGCAGGTTCAAGCCTGCTGCGTTCTGTGCGCTTCAATATCCCTTTTAATGAGCGTCTTGATGTACTCCCCCACTGGCAGCCCCTGTGCTTCAGCAGCGCCCTTGACAATGTCGCGCGTGAGGCCGTCGCGGCCGTCCTTCCGGAACTGAATGGTAACCGCGTCGTAGGTCTCGCGCTTGTGGTTCCGACGGTACTCGCTGCCCTCGGTCTCTTCCCAGGTTGATTTATTCGGCATCGCTTTCAAAGTCCTTCCCGTCGTCGAACTCGACGCCGTTTTCAACGAGACAGAGCGAGCAGAACAGGCTGTCGTTAGGCGTGTTCATCATCTGCACGAGGTGGTATCCCTCGACTTTCCGGAGCCGCTGCGCGATGTCTCGCGTGTCCTGCGCGCTGATGTGTTTAATGCCCAGCTCTGCGGCGGTCTCTCTCAGGGAGACGATGCGCATATCCTGCGACTTCTCGATCATTTTGTTAACTACGTTCTCCTTAAACTCTTTCATTTCCGTTTCTCCTTTTCTTTTACTTGGGATGGTTTAATTATACCATACCAAGCGCAGAAGTCAAGCATTTTCTTGAAGTTTTTCAAAAAATTTTCGCACGAAACCTACACCAAGAGCCGCTCAAACGTACACGTTTGAGCGGCTTTCATGCATTAGAATATAAACAGACAGGAGGTGTCTGTGTGTACGATTATAATAACCCTATGATGGGGAGACCTCAGCCGCAGCCCATGACACGGGGCGGTTTTGACAGCGGCGTGATCGTGTTCGTCCCGGCCGTGGAGGATATAGAGCGCGTCCCGGTCATGTCGGGCGAGAAAGTCTATGTAATGGCCATGAACGACGCCGTTATCGCTTGCCGCACCGGCGGGAATATGGGTACTGAAACGACCTTCTGCAAGATGGAGGAGTTCGTCCCCGCACCGGCTCCGAAGCCGGAGGATTATATAACCAAGGCCGACCTTGAGGACATCCTGTCGCGTCTCCTCGCGCAGCAGTCAGCAGGTCAGGCCCCGGCGAAGGGAGGCAAAAAAAGTGAGTAATCCCTTTTTCAAAGCTTCGAAAAGCCCCACTTCCGCGCCGTCCTCCTCGCCGCTTGCGCTGCTCGCAGAGTTCAAGCGTTTTGCAAAAAACGTGACCCCGCAGCAGGCCGAGGCGGAGATCAACCGGCTCCTCTCCAGTGGGCAGATGAGCCAGCAGGAGTTTGAGTATCTCAAGGGTGCGGCCAAGCAGTTTATAACTTTTCTGAAATAAGCCGGGTCGACACGGTTTATATAACTCTGAAGAAAGGAGGATCCACATGGAGAACTTTTCTCTTTCGGACATTAAAAGCGTTCTCGGCGACGGCGACGGTTTCGGCGGTGGCTGGTTCCTGATCGTCGTGCTGTTCCTGTTCATGATCGGTTTCGGCCGTAATGGATTCGGCGGACAGAGCGACTTCGGCCAGTACGCGACCGCGGCCTCGCAGCAGCAGATACTGTTCAACCAGCAGTTTGAAGCGCTCAACCTGCGCCTCACGAATCTGGGTAACGGCATCTGTAATCTCGGCTACGAGATGCAGGGGAACATTAGCCAGCTCGGCAAGGAGATGGCCCTTGCGCAGAACGGCACGAACGCGACCATCACGCAGACCGGCAACTCTATTGAGCGCCAGATCTGTAACCTGGGCGCGAATATCGACGCCAAGTTCGCAGCGCTCGAAAAGTCGCAGCTTGAGCAGCGCATCTCCGAGCAGGCGGCGCAGATCGCGCGCCTTGAGATGGACAACCGTCTCTACGGCGTCGTGCGCTACCCGAACGGCTATACCTACAACGCGGGCAACTCCCCGTTTTGTGGGGGCGGCTGCGGCTGCTGCGCATGACTTCAGATGATCAACCGCTATTAACAGCGTCAGGCCCGGACGGCAGCCGCTGTCCGGGCATCACTTGTGAAAGGAGAATATTATGTCTTGCAATCAGCGACTTAAAAACTCGCACTACAAGAGCGCTCAGAATGCTTACAACAACACGCCCCAGGCGTTCATCGCATCGGGCACGCCCGTCAATGTCCTCGGTATCCTCAACACTGATACCGGCTGCTCGCTGGAGACCGTGACGGGCGGTTTCGTTGTCAATAACGGCGGCCTTTACCGCATCAGCTACGACGTGATCTTCACCGCAAGCGGTGCCGGCGTCGCAGAGCTGAAGGCGCTCAAGGACACTGTCGCGCTCCCCTGCGCTGATGCGCAGATTACGACCGTGGCCGACAACGTCTACACTCTGCACATTGAGACGACCGTTTACATCCCGGTGTGCTGCAACGGCACTCCAACCATCAGCGCAGCGATCGGCGGCGTTGCCGGTACGATCAACCACGTCTGCGCCAGCATGGTTAAGCTGGCCTAAGTTGGGGGCTGAACCATGGGAATCACCTGTGAAGCCCTCGACAAGGAGATAAGCGTGCTCAAGGCCGGGAAGATGACTTGGGACACGGTCAAGCAGCTCAACCTGCTTTTAGACCTCCGCGCCAAGCTCGGCGACGACGCCGGTCACGGCGAGCGCCTGACCGACGATGAGCTGCGCGCATGGCTCAAGCGGATGGACAATGCCGACGGCTCGACCGGTCAGCACTGGACGGAGGATCAGACCGCCAGCATCGCCGCGGCGATCGGCGTGACGTTTGACCATGTCACGACCGAGGAGTTCTGCGCTGCGATGAACATGATGTATTCGGATTACTACTCAGTCGGTGTCAAATACGGCGTCGACCGGCCGGAGTTTTACGCGGATCTCGCCAAGGCGTTCCTGTTCGACAAGGACGGTCCGGCACCTGCGGAGAAGCTCGCCGAGTACTATCATGAGGTCGTGAAATAGGGCGGTTCATGCCCCCCATTATGCCCCCCAAAGGGCTTTTACGCCCCCCATTATGCCCCCCAAAATCTGGGCAAATTTGGGGTGTTTTGAGACCATTTGACGAAACAGAAAAACCCCGGAATCATTGAGATTCCGGGGTTTTTCCTTGGAGCTGCTACCCAGATTCGAACTGGGGACCTCATCCTTACCAAACTTGCGCCCCCGAGTCTTTAAGTGACTGCGCCGCAATGCGTCAGACCTTGTCTATCTCAGTTGTCCCCTCAATGCTGCCCCTCAGGTGTTTGAAGCTATCATTTACGTTCTGGAGGGCGTCGGCAGGGGCATTATCAAGCAGATGGGCGTAAACGTCGAGCGTGAGCTTGACGGAGCTGTGCCCGGCCAGATACTGGACGCGCTTAAGCGGTGTGCCGCTGAGGATAAGCTCGGTTATATATGTATGTCGGAGCTGATGGGGCGAAAAATGAAAATCGAACGCTGCGCAGTAGCGCCGGAACGGCACTTTATCCCCAAGCTTCAGACGGACGCAGACCTCTTTTCCGGTGCGCGCGCTGGTGTATGTCACCGGGCGCACTTCCCTGCCGGTGACGGCTTCCCATGCGCGGCGGTAGGCCGATTCACTATACGGTCGCCCGCCCTCGATATGGCAGACATAGTCACCCTCGTGCGGCAGAGCGCGCAGCGCATCTCGCAGCAAATCCGGAACCGGAATATTGCGCTCGGCGGAGTCGCTTTTTAGCTGTTCGGACACAACGGGCTGATTCGACTCCCAGCGAATGGCGCGCCGAACCTCGATGTATGGCGCGGCATCGTCGAGATGCACGCAGTCCCATTGCAGCGCGAAAGCCTCCTCACGCCGCAAGCCGCAAAGCAGACAGAGCAGAATAAACGGATATATCCGCTCGTCCTTAAGCTCCTCCAGCACGGTGCGCTGCTGCGCCTGAGTGAGAGGCTTTTTCTCGACGGCTTTCCGGCCTCCGGCCTTGATATTGCGGCAGGGGGATTTTAGAATCAGGTCGCTGTCCTCCGCCGCACTGAATACCATTTTAAGAGTCGTCACGATCTTCTGCTGTGTCGATTTGCTCAGCGACCCCGCGGCTGCCATAACGGCCTTGATATCATCCGGTTTGACCTCGGCAAGAAGCATGTGTCCGATCACCGGGCAGATGTGATTATTTATCGCGTTCTTATGGTTCGCGCGTCCCTTGGGCGACAGGTTGACCGTGTTCAGCTCGTACCACCGGGCAGCGTACTGCCAGACGTGCAGCTGCCCGTCCATGCCCATCGCGTCAAGCTCGGCCTGACGCCAGTCGGCTTTTTCGCGCGCAATGGCCTTCGTCTTGCCCCAGACCTCAATATCCCACTTGCCGGTGACAGGGTTCCGCAGCCGCTTTCGATATGCGTCGCGGCTCTTGCTGTAATAAAATTCAGGCGCGTCTTTGCGCGGCATGGTTTCCCTCCCTATAAATTGACCTGTGCCCTATTGGGCACAGGCTATTTCATCTGCTGTTTTGAGGTATATAATATCCAAATTGGCATGATATAGGCGCTCGCCAGAACGCTCATCATCGTCATCGTCGAGGACAAATGTGTCCGCGGTAAGGCTGACTGAGGTTATGCGATCCATCACATTCAGCACAGCGCTCACCTTATCCCTCGGAACGTTCCCGACGCACAGTCCGTCGGCGACAACATATATCGCGGGTTCACTGTTGTATGTATAAGGACGCAGCTCGACACGGTTCACGCCGCTGGTCAAGAGCTCTTTGAGATAATCCTGACGGCTCGACCCATCATCGTTGTTGAACGTGACTCCAGCAACCTTTGTGGAGATTATCCCGTGATTGAGAATCCATTCGGCATGCTGCTTTTTCCGTTCCTCAGCTTCCGTCATCTGCCGGTCATGCTCTGCAAGCATTTGCTCGGTCTTTTCCCTTCGAGCCTTCTCCGCGGCGTTATAGCCTCGCAAGCAGATTACCCCTCTGACGATCAGGACTGTCCCGATGACAAAGTACAAAGCCATGCTCGCATAGACACCGGCGATCCATGCGTTATATATCTGCATATAGCAGATTGCGGCCAGCGCAAATCTCCAGACGGCTCCTGCGAAGGTGTATTTCATTCGCATGCCCAGCGCCCTCCTGATAAAATCGCCGGTGCCCGAATCGGGCACCGGCATGAATTTACTTCCCCCGCCGCTCTTTGCGGCTGATGACAAAAAAGTACACCGTCGCGGCGACGCCGGCCGTCAGCGCGACGATCACGACCGCTCCGACTACGGACGGGGCTCCCCGCCACAGGCCGAAGTCGGGGTCTATGATATCAAGTCTCAAATACGGGACAAGCGCGATGATCGCCATCGCCGCGACGAAGGTCAGACAGTAGATCAGCCTGTCCTTTGCCCGCAGCGCCCGCCGGTGTTGCTCATATGAGCGTTCCAGCAGCTCATTTTCCCGTTTGAGCGCCGCATTATCGTGCTCAAGCACCTCTATGCGGTGCTCGTTCTCCGGAGTCTTATCCAGAATTTCAATGCCGAAATACTCGTCCAGCGACACATTGCAGACCCGGCAGATCGGGCCGACCGTGTACACCGACGGGTCCTTTGACGCTTTCGCGAAAAATCCGTTAACCGTCGCTTCCGGTACTCCGGACAGCTCCGCGATGCGCCGGCTTGAATTGTTTCCTTTATTTGCCCGACACAGATCTTTTAACAGCGGCTTTTCCGCCATTTCCTCGCCCCCCAAACTCGTTATACCCAGATTAAGGCATCAGATACCCGAGTTTCGCAGCCATTTGACCGTATTTACGCATAGACATAACCGATGATATTATGATAATGTCTAAGCGTAGCAGATAGACCACGACACCGGATATCTGCCATAGCTTCGGCCGAGGCGGCAACCAAGGCCGGAGCGATTCTACAATGAAAGGGGGCGCAAGGCCGGCAGCCCTGCGGTGTTCCTGTGCGCCGCAAATTTATTTTATGGAGGGCAACCATGGAGGACACCAGACGAAGAGACCAGATCAACCGAATTATCAGAAAATATCAGCTCCTGCCGCCGGAAGACCGGGAGAGGGTGCTCACTCTCCTTGCGTTTTTAACAGAAGATCAACATAGTCCTCCATGCGCTGCAAGTTCTCATCGTTGAGCAGCTCCAGCTTGCGGTTAAGCCTGTCGTCTTTGACGACGGGCTTTTCTTTTTGCCCCAAAAGCTCATCTATTGAGCAATTAAAAATGTCGGCCATTCGTTTCAAGGATTCAAAATCAGGCTCACGGCGACCGACTTCCCAGCCGCTCACAGTGCCCTGCTTTACTGACAGCATATCGGCAAGGTCTTTTTGCTTGAGCCTTGCTTCCTGCCTAAATTCCTTGATACGATTCATAGTTTATCACCTGATATAACAATACGCGATATTTCCGGCGTTTTCAAGCTTTATAACAAATCGCTTATTTTTTTAATATTTCCTCTTGACATATAGCGAAACGCTGTATATAATCAGAATCGCAAACCGCTGTATAAAGCGCAACGCTATAAATCATAACGGAGGCGAGGGCAGGAAATGAAAGTGTTCGTCAGTATCTTCTTCGGAGCGGCGGTGATCCTCACGGCTTACTCGAACATAGGCGCATGGCAGAGCGCGATCGTGCTCTGGAAGTACGGCAGCCGCTGGCCGGTCGTAGGCGTAGCCCTGCTGACGCTGTTCACGCTGTTTGCCTGGGCTGCGGGCTGCTACCTCATCAAGCATTACATATTTTAGTTTTCTCCTTTTCATCCTCTCTATCCCTCTCCCTGCGGTCTTTGCTCTTCTTTTCCCGCGGGGAGGCCTTAATGCAGCCGACGCCGGTCGCAAGCCCGGGAGCAAAATGCAGAGCGAGGCAGACAGAAAGCAGGTGACGATAATGGACGAGCTCAAGAGGCTACGCGAGGCCGCGGGACTATCCCAAGTCCAGCTTGCATTGAGACTGGGCGTGTCGCAGGGCACTGTCGCGAACTGGGAGCGAGGATTCCGCGTACCGCAGACAGGCAGTCTTATTAAGATCGCGAACATCCTCGGCTGCGGCGTTGACGCGCTGCTCGGACTGAACACCCAGGGCGCGGACGCAGCCCGTGACAATACAATACCTGACAGGGAGGTGCGCGTCAATGGATAAGGACGCCCGAAACATCTATAAAAACGCGCGGCAGACTGCCGGTCTGACGCAGGAGCGCTGGGCGGAGCTGCTGGGGATATCCCCGGACAGCGTCCGACGCTACGAAGCCGGGGCGATGCTGCCCAGCGACGAGACGGTGCTGATGATGGCGGAGACGACGGGCATCCTCGTGCTGCCGCTCTGGCACCTCAGAGCCAAGAGCGCCATAGCGCAGGACATGCTCCCGGATGTGCCGGACGTGCCGCTGCCGCAGGCGGTGCTGAAACTGCTGACATCGGTCAAGGCCGTGAGCGGCAGCATCGACAACCTGATACAGATCGCGTCTGACGGCATTGTCGATAACCGCGAGGAGGCGCTCTTCGAGGAGATCGCTGGCGATCTCGACGACGTTATCGAGGCGGCGATCGCCGTCAAGTGTGCGGGAGGTGCGAGACATGCAGAGTGACAGGTATCAGGGACGCTTCCCCGGCTACACCGGGCGGAAGCTCTTCGAGGTCGAACACCCGGTATTCGGGCGCTGCATCGTGGCCGCCCCCGACGAGAACGCGGCATTGCTGCCCGCGGCGACCTTCTGGCACACGTTCTGGGGAGGGCAGGAGTTCTACGCATACGCGAAGGTAACCCGCGCGGGGCTGCTGGAAAGGCGCGCCAATGGCTGAACTTACGATGATGGTGCGCGCAGCGCTATGCTTCGGCGTGACAGGGACTGTGCTCAGCGCGCTTGCGCTGGCGCTGTATTGGAGGAGACACTGATGGACGACAAACTTATATCGAAGCTGGACGCCGCCGATATGCTCGGGGTCTCCGTCTCGACCGTCGAGCGGCTGATCGCTGACGGCGACCTGCCCATGTACAAGATACGCGGGCAGTGCAGGCTGATGACGTCGGACGTCAAGACGTACATAGCGGGCTGCCGCAGAATTGCGGCTAAGGCAGCCCCCGTCCCCGCGCGCAGGCAGCCCGCCCGACGCGGCTCGAAGCTCGTCGGCTGCGGGTACTACCCAGGGATGAAAGTGGTATAACGGGCGCACTGCGCCTGAAATTTAGACAAGGAGGCTAATTATGATCAAATGCGAAACTATGAAGCTCGGCGAGCGCAGCTCTGTGGAAGCCGAGGGCGATTCTTTGCAGATACTTTCCGAGGCAAAGCTCTTATTTAGTGAGCTCATCCGCCGCCATAAACTTTCGCCCGCTGCGGCGCGCTTCGCAGTAGAAACGGCTATCGAGGTAAGTAAATTTGGCGACAAAAAGTGCAGTTTTTCAGAGTACGTGACCGCCTGCAATATCGCCGAGAAAAAAGCCGGATTCGACTGGGGCGAGTTCCTCAGGGAGTTCAACGTGGATTTGCCAGGCTCCACCGTGGGGAAGGACGACGGCGCGCCGACGGGCGACAGCTCGGTCGAGGTCTACGTCATCAAGCTCTGAGCGTTTTGGAACCTGCGGCATCGGGAACGGTGCCGCATATCGAGAGCACTCTAAAAAGAGGAGGAGAGACTATGGCTACAGGCGCATTATGCCGGAAGCCCGGGTACTGGGCAGTGCTGCCCGCAAAGGTACGGTATGACGAAGAGCTGCGCCCCAATGCGAAGCTCATCTATGCAGAAATCACGGCGCTTGCGGACAGTACCGGCTTTTGCTGGGCAAAAAACAAGTACCTGAGCGAGCTTTTCGGACTGTCCAAGAAGACCGTCAGTGATCTGATCGGGACGCTTGAGAAGAAAGGCTATATACAGATCGAGGTCGTCCGCGACGAAAAAGGCGCGGTTTCAGACCGAAAAATCTACGTCGACCGCGTGAGTGTCGTAGTGCCTGACCCTATCCCTAAAAATGGGGATAGGTATCCCCAAAATAACGGATACCCTATCCCCAAAAATGGGGAAGAGAATAATATATATATTAACAATAACCCCCCTATATCCCCCCAGGGGGATGATGTGTGTGTTTCTGAACCGAAGCACAAGCCGGAGCGCTTCTCCAAACTCTGGAGCTTCTATCCGCACTCCAAGCGCGGCAGCAAGCAGCGGGCAATGAGGGCATGGGACAAGCTCAAGCCTTCGGACGAGTTGATCGACACCATCGCCAAGGCGCTTATGAGGCAGCTCCGGACGGACGAATGGAGCCGCGGCATAGGGGTGCCGCACCTCAGCTCCTACCTCAACGGGCGGCTCTGGCTCGACGCCGAGGAGATCGACGAGGCCCCGGCCACAGCGACCGGGATAAGCGACGACGGAGGGGAGCGCGAAGAATGGACCTGACCGACTACTCAGCTTACTACGACGCTCAGACGGCAGTCCTCGGCTCGCTGCTGATAGAACCGGAGAAGCTCGCGGGACAGATCATGCACGTGGTCAAGCCGGAGGACTTCTCCGACCCCGTCAAGCGGAACCTCTTCAACGCGGCGCGGGAGATATTCCTCAAGCGCGAGACTCTCGACGCCGTGACGCTCGTGGAGCATGTCGGCGCTGCGTATTCGCAGCAGGTACGCGAGATACTCCAGCTGACGCCGACGGCGAACAACTGGCGCGAGTATGTGAAGCTCCTCAAGGACGGCGCGATGCTGACACGCATCCGCGATCTGGGGCAGGCGCTCACAGAGGCGGCCAGCGCGGAGGACGGGCGGAGGCTCCTTGTCGAGGCACAGGGGATGCTGAGTGTGCGGCCCGGGCGGCGAGTCCGGAACTACACGGAGATCCTCGCGGACTTCTTCGACCGCATGAACGACCCGACGCCGCCGGACTTCCTCAAATTCGGGATCGAGGCGCTGGACAAGAAGGTCAGGATCAGCCGCGGCAGTTTCGTCGTCATAGGCGCGGACAGCTCCGTCGGCAAGACGGCCTTTTCCTTGCAGCTCGCGTATAACATCGCAGCCGGCGGGAGCCGGGTCTGCTTCTTCAGCTACGAAACGAGCCTTGAGGCGTCGGCCGACCGCACGATCGCGAACACCGCAGATGCGCGGCTGTCGGACATCAAGGCAAAGAACATATCCGAGCACGTCGCCCGCCGGGCGATGGCCGAGGCGGAGCGTTCAGAACGCATCCCGCTGTACATACAGGAGTCCGCCGGGATGACGGTGGACGACCTCCGGGCAGAGACGCTCTGCGGACAGTACGACGTGATCTTCATCGACTACGTTCAGCTCGTCCCCGGGCGGAGCCGGGACAGCCGGTTCGAGACCGTGACGGCGACGTCAATGGCGCTTCACTCGATGGCGCAAGAGCTCGGGGTGACGGTGGTAGCACTGTCGCAGGTGACGCCGCCGGAGCCCGGAAAGGACGGCAAGCGCCGTCAGCTGCGCAAGGAGGATCTCCGCGAGAGCCGGCAGCTCCTCCAGGACGCCGAGGCGATCCTGATGATGGACCTCGCAGACCCGAAGGACTATAAGAGCCAGCGCGTTCTGATCGTCGACAAGAACAAGGACGGCGCACTCGGAAGCGTCCGGCTTGACTTCGACCCGGAGCACATGAGATTCACGACCGCACAGCGCAACGGCAAAACCCCGCCGCCGGATCAGGTGACATTCAAAGAGCTGTCAGACAATGGCGACGAGCTACCGTTTTAGGAGGTGAGGCACGACGAAGATCGGAGATAAGATTCGGTTTATCCCCTCAGCATGGACACAGTTCAGCGACGTAAGCTCCCTCAGCTCCTACGGCGTCAAGGGTGACGTCGAGGGCGAGATAGTCGAGATCAACTATGCGCACCGGTGGTACAGGGCACGGTACCAGGCGGGCGGCGCGACACTTTACGAAAGCTTCAAGTTTTAATCAAAATCAGAGTCTGGAGGACCACAACGATGAGAACAACCGCGATTATTAACCTCAAGGGCGGCGTCGCAAAGACGACGACAGCCCTGAACATGGCCGCGATACTGGCCAAGGACTACAAGCAGCGCGTCCTGTTAGTGGACGCGGACAGCCAATGCAACTGCACCGAGTTTTTCCAGCGTGACGCGATGCACCCCGGCACCCTCGCCGATATGCTGCGCGGCCTCGCGCCATGCATCGAGCACAGCCGTTTCGACGGCGTCGACCTCCTGCCGGGAGACGACAGCCTGATGGACCTCGATCTGACGAAGATCGAGACCGGCAGCGCCTCCGCCGTGTGCCTGCGTGAGCTGACCGCGGAGCTGGGCGACAGGTACGATCGGATGATCATAGACTGCCCGCCGGCGTTCAATGCGGCCTCTGCCGCGGCGCTGGTGGCGGCGGACGAGGTCATCATCCCGATTAAGCTCGATGCGTTTAGCCTGCGCGGGATGGCGAACATCATGCAACAGGTCAGTAATATGCGCAAGATCAACGACAGCCTCACCGTCGCCGGCATACTGCCGACGATGTGGTACAAGTCAGATAACATCATTGAGGCTGAGAAGATGCTGCGCGAGTTCGGGCTCCCGGTGCTGCCGCATGTTCGGCGCACGAACAAGGTCGACGACATGACCTTTGCGCAGGAGCCGCTTGTTATCAGCTCGCCGAAGAGCGCGGCGGGCGTCGATTACCGCTGCGTCGTTGCGGCGCTGATGTGAGGAGGTGCGGTCATGGGATTCGATTTAGCATCGGTGCTCAAGAATGTGCCCGAATCGGGCACAAGCGACGGCCGTGAGCGCATCGAGTACATAGGGCTCGACAAGCTGCACGACGACCCGAACAACTTCTACTCCCTCGACGGCATCATGGAGCTCGCCGAGAACATCGAGTTTGCAGGGCTACAGCAGCCCGTCCGCGTCCGCCGCGATGCGGAGCACAGCGGCGAGTACATCATCGTCAGCGGCCACCGCCGCACGGCGGCGATGCGCAAGATCGTCGAGGACGGCAACAAGGCCTTTGAGACGGTGCCCTGCATTGTCGAGGCTGACGGCGGCAGCGAGGCGCTGCGTGAGCTGCGCCTGATCTACGCCAACTCCGACACGCGCCGGATGTCCTCCGCGGATATCTCGAAGCAGGCCGAGCGCGTCGAGGCACTGCTCTACCAGCTCAAGGAGGAGGGCGTCGAGTTCCCCGGCAGGATGCGCGACCACGTCGCCGAGGCCTGCAAGGTGAGCAAGTCGAAGCTGTCCCGCCTGAAGGTCATACGCGACAAGCTCGCGCCGGATATCTACGCCGGGTACTACGAAAAGGGCAAGCTCCCGGAGGACACGGCCTATGAGCTCGCCAAGCTGCCGGTCGACACCCAGCGTGTCATCGTTGACCGCGCGACGCGGAAAGACAGAGACGACATCAGGTATCTTTATTCGAGCAGGGTCAAAGATCAGGGCGCGGATATCCAGCGTTTCAGCAAAATGGCCTGCCGCTGCGAGCAGGGCGGAACCTGCGTCAATGTTCTGAATATGGTGGATAAGCTCTACTCCAACGGATGGCGAGGCTATACGCACTGCGGCTCCGGCTGCTGCTACGACTGCGACGAGCTTGCGACCTGCTCAAAGTGCTGCTCCCGCATGGCGGAAGTCAAGGCGCAGAAAAAGGCTGAGAACAAAGAGGCCAAGGCCGCGAAAGCTGCGGCGCAGGCCGAACGCGACAGGCCGGCAGTCGACGCACTGCGGCTGATGTGGAGCCGCATGGGCGAGGCCTGCAAGAGGGCGGGCGTCGATTACAACGAGATCTGCGACGAGGCCGATATCTACGCCGCGCTGCCTCCTAAAGACGCGACTGCGCTGCTCGACGGAGGCGGCAAGCTTACGGCAGACACCCGGCCTCCGTTCGGCTACGTCGTAGGCCGTGACGCCATAGCGCACCTCGTCAAGCTGGCCGATCTGCTCGGCTGCTCGCTGGATTATCTCTTCGGCCGCGATGTGCCCGAATCGGGCACCGGCACGGCGGAGCCGAAGTGGCAGACCGGGGAGCCGCCGGAGGATGGGGAGTATTTAGTCAGATACCGCGCAGCAGACGACGATGAAACAGAATGCCTGGATCTTTCAGACGTCCGGACATTCTGCGGCGGAGTTTGGAGTCTACTCCCCGACGCTGTAGTCACTGCATGGTACCGCGTGCCGCGGAAACGGTGAAGGGAGGAAATGATGGCAAACTGTCCTAACTGCGGCGCACCGCTGCCGTTGTCGAGCTCAGCTCGATGCGAATACTGCGGCTCCTCGGTGCTGCCAGACGCTTCGGTTTCGGCTGATGCTGTAAGGATCCAGCTCCTTGCTATAGAAGTCGCCCGCATGAGGTCTGCCGACGCACAGGCTAAACTTCTCCAAGATATCTCGAATCGCCCAAGGAGGAATACCTTTGAGTAAAAGCGGATTGCTTGCCCGGCAGAAGGCCGAGCGCGAGCTATGGACAATTAAGGTGATCGCCTACACCGAACAGCAGACGCTCGATGCGGTCTGCCTCGCGCTCGCTGAGGGCTTCGGGTTCGGTGAGGAGCGGCTGAAACGCTTCCACGACGCTTTTAACGCCAAGTACGCGGAGATCCGCGAGCTTGAGAAGCGCGACACCAAGGACAACGAGTACGCCATCGCCAAGCAGGAGGCCGCGCTCAAGGCGGCCTGCGGCAAGTATTACTCGCCTCGCGAGGTGCGGTATGATATCAAGATCGTCACGCGAGACGGTAAGCAGCACAAACTGTAAATAATAATTCTTCCGCCGGGTGAGCCAGACTCCACGGGCTATGATTTCAGGAGGTAAAACATGCCCGAGAGCATAGCCCTTAACTGTGACTGCATGGAGTACATGCGGTCACTGCCCGACAAGGTGTTTGCCCTTGCAGTGGTTGATCCGCCGTATGGCGGCGGATGTTCACAGTCTGTTAAAGCAGAGAGAGAGAGAGAGAGAGACGGACTCCACGGCGGAGTTGCTGACTACGAAAGCAAGCCCCGGTCGCGATTCGGCGGCATCTTCGACCGCTACTATATCGGCAACGCGGACGGGCGGGACATGGGCGGCGAAGTACCGCCAACGAATACCGGGGCTGATATCCGTCATTGGGATATCGCCCCGCCGCCGGAATACTTCAATGAGCTTGCCCGCGTAAGCAAGAATCAGATAATCTGGGGTGGGAATTATTTCGATCTCCCGCCGACACGCTGCTTTCTGGTATGGCGCAAGCTGAATATTCCGCTTGAGGGGTTCAGCATGGCTCCTGTGGAGTATGCGTGGACATCTTTCAATCTTAACGCCGCAATGTGCGAGTTCTTCTCCTCCGGCGGCAGCGGCCGCGGGGAACGATTTCACCCGACGCAAAAACCCGTAGATCTGTATACATGGATATTCAAACGCTATGCCAAGCCCGGCGACCGAATCCTCGACACGCACCTCGGCTCCGGCAGCAGCCGCATCGCGGCGTACAGTCTCGGCTTTGACTTCGTCGGCTGCGAAATCGACAAAACGTATTTCGAGCTTGAGGAGAAGCGCTTCGAGACATTTTCCTCACAGCAAAGCTTATTTTACTAATTAAACATGCGGTCTATGGCCATGAGGCAGAGGACGTCAGGAGTATCATTCATGGCTTATCGCAAGAAGATCATATCGGCCGGGCCGCTGATTAAGGAGATCATATACCCGTATCGCTCAGGCGGCAGCAGCTCAAACGGCCGGCGGCGCACCGGGACAAGCTCGGAAGCGCAGCGCCGGATGAACGCTATCTATTCATGGCAGAAACTTGAGCTGCTGCTCGCAGCGAACCTCGTCAAGGGAGACGTCGTCGGGTGCCTGACCTTCGACGACTATCACCTCCCGGAGACCCGCGAGCAGGTCCGGAATAAATTCAAGTGGTTTCTCGATAAGCTCCGAGCGGCGCGTGAGGAACGAGGGCAGAACCTCGTCATGTTCTGGTCGATCGAGCATCTGCACGGCGAGGGGCGCTGGCATATACATATAGCGTGCAACGCTACCGGCAACGACTACGAGGAAATGCTCCGGCTATGGGGGCAAGGTGAATGCGAGCTCAACGCGCTGCGCGTGGATAAGAAAAAGAACTATGAGACTTTGGCTCGGTACATGGCCAAGGAGGAACGGGACAAGGTAGGGCAGCGCTCTTGGAGCTACACCCGCAACGCCAAGAAGCCGGAAGTTGAGAGCTTCTCCGTGCGGGAGTTCGCGCCGCTGCGCGTGCCGAAGGACACGACAGTGTTCGAGGACGTCCGCAGCCGCGGCGAATGGCAGTACATCAAATACGCTTATAACAACGCGCTTAAGGTTCGGCGGCACCGCAGACGCCGGTCGTAGATTGTGCCCGATTCGGGCACCGGAAAATCTTTTTTATAAATTTTTTCTGGCTTGAAAACTATGTTATTAAAAGGAAAGGAGTGCTGAAAAGTATTGCAATCTCAAGACTTTTCTGTTAGACTAACAGTGAAAGACGGGTTCCTCCAGTGCCCGACCTGCCGCGGCAACAAAAAGCTGCTCAAGATCGAGCCGGACACGACGGCGACCAACCTAATCGTCTTCTGCCGTTTCTGCAAAACCGAACATCGGATCGACATCAGCCGGGGCCAGTGCTTTGAGAGCCGGGGCCAGTGATAGACACATGAGTGTGTTTGTTGCTGGCCCCGGCTCTTTTTCGTTTCCCGGACAGCGCCGAGGCGATAGCCGGCGCACGGGGAAGAAAGGGCCGGGTGTCCGCGTATGAGTCAATCCTGGGCGAGAGGGTTCTACTCCGGCAAGGCATGGCTGCGCTGCCGTGCGGCGTTCATCGCCAAGCGCCGAGCGATCGACGGCGGGATGTGCATGGACTGCGGCGAGAGGCTCGGCTACATCGCGCATCACTGGCCGGTCATGCTGACGGCCGAGACCGTCAACGATCCGGACATCGCACTCAACCACGCAAATCTACGATGGGTCTGTAAGGAGTGCCATGACAAGTATCCCGGGCACGGCGTTGCACCGTCGCTCACGCCGCTGATCCGCTTCGACGCTGACGGCGACCCTATCCCCCCGTAATTTTTCTGCGGCTTCGGCCGCTCC